GAGCAATACAAGTGGGAGCAATGCTTCTGATGGAACATACATTTTTTTAGCATTTGCAGAGTCGCCATTCAAATATTCAAGAGCAAGATAATATGAGTGATTTTTTATACATAGACCAAAAAACTAGAACCAATGTTGAAAAAACTAGTCAAGCTAACATTTCTAAAGATCTTTTTGAAAATTATAGAATAGATAGAAGTTTGAGGTTCAATTCTGCTGATTCGGCTTACTTAAGTAGAACACCTTCGGTTGCGGGCAATCGAAAGACTTGGACATTTAGTGCTTGGGCGAAGAGAACAACCGTTGGCTCGGCGCAGGCTAATTATATTTTGGGAAACGCTCAGGCTCCATCTGGAACTAATGGTGTATATTTTGGATTTGGCTCGGATACGTTATTTTTTGGAGATTACGGAGCAAGCGGGTGGGATTGGTATGTTCAATCCTCAAGTCTCTACCGGGATACCTCTGCTTGGTATCATGTAGTTGCTCAATACGACACAACACAAGCTACGGCATCTGAGAGGGTAAAACTTTACGTAAATGGAGTAAGGCTAACCGCATTTGATGGAGCCAGTACTTACCCAACTCTTAATGTTGATGGGAGGTTTAATCGAGCATCTTTTGAAATGGCTATCGGTAGGCTTGGAACATATAACGGTAATTATTTTAATGGTTACATAACAGAAGTAAACTTCATCGACGGCCAAGCCCTAACCCCATCTAGTTTTGGATTTTTTGATAATCAAAGAGATTTTACTTGGAAACCTAAAAAATATTCTGGTAGTTATGGCAATAACGGTTTTTATCTTAATTTCAGTAACAATTCCTCAGCTAGTCTTCTTGGAAAAGATTTTTCTGGAAATGGTAATAATTGGACTCCCAACAACTTCTCCGTCACGGCTGGGGCTGGGAATGACAGCCTTGTGGATTCACCGACTAATTATGGGAGTGATAGTGGTGTTGGTGGTGAGGTGAGGGGGAATTATTGTACGCTGAACCCATTAGCAGTCCCATATAGCGGAACAATATCAAACGGTAATCTTGAGTTTTCAAAAACAAATACAGGATTTCACTCGGCAAGGGGAAGTATCTATGTAAAGACGGGGAAATGGTATTGTGAAGTAAAGCTAGCAGCCACAAGTGATGTTATTGGCGTTGCAATTGGAATTATGTCTCCGTCATCCACGGGTTACGTTGGATTTTCTGCAAATAGTTACGCCTATCGTGGTTCTGGATCAAAATATAATAATGACACATCAACTTCTTATGGGGCAAGTTATTCGGTAGGCGATGTAATTGGGGTTGCCCTAGATATGGATGCGGGAACTTTGACTTTCTATAAAAACGGAGTTAGCCAAGGACTCGCATTTTCTTCCTTGTCGGGTGAATTTACTATTGGGGCTGGCTGGTATGGGACGTTTGGAACTGCATATTTTGAAGCCAACTTCGGCCAACGTCCATTCGCCTACACCGCACCAACTGGCTTCAAGGCTCTTTGCACAACTAATCTTCCAATTCCATCAATTAAAAAACCAAGCCTTTATTTTGATGCTGTGACTTATACTGGGAATGGTGCGACTCAGAGTATTACTGGTCTAGGATTTTCCCCAAAACTACTTTGGACGAAGGGAAGAAATCTTGCTCAAAATCATAACTTGTTTGACACTTTAAGAATAGGTAAAAGACTTAGATCTGACACAACTGGAGCAGAAGCGCTTACAACTGTTATGCTCGACTCAAACGGATTTACACTAGGAACAGAAACTGAAAGCAATAATAGTGGATCAACATTTGTAGCTTGGTGCTGGAACAAGTCACCGATAGCTGGGATGGATATTGTTTCGTTTGTATCCCCAAGCGGAACTACACAGTCAACAGTTGCACATAATTTAGGCGTTGCACCTAAAATGATTATTACAAAAAACAGAGATACCGATGCAAATAATTGGGCAGTTTTTCATTCTTCTGTATGTGACACAACATCAAAATTCTTACAGCTAAATACAACTGCAGGAATTACGACATTTTCTACTGTTTGGGGCGCAAGCCTTCCAACGTCTTCCGTGTTTGGGATAACTGGTGGGGGTGTGGCTGCCTCTGGCGTGAATTGCATCGCCTACCTCTTCGCCGAAATCGAAGGATTCAGCAAATTTGGTTCTTACACTGGCAACGGAAGCACAGATGGTCCGTTTGTATTTTGTGGGTTCAGGCCGAGGTGGATTTTATTTAAGGCATCTTCAGTTGGTGGTGCTGGATATAATTGGGGAATTTATGATACTGCAAGAGACACATTTAATGTGTTTTCTAATGGTTTATTTCCAAATCTTGCAGATGCAGAGACTGGGGGTGCATTTGGAGATATGCTTTCAAATGGATTTAAGTTAAGAAATTCATCCGCAGCTTGGAATAGCAGTGGGCAAACATACATTTTCGCAGCCTTCGCCGAAGTACCATTCAGATATGCAAATGCTCGTTAAAGGAGTGTAATATAATATATGCAAAAACTATACGTTTATATCTCAGAAAATGGAAAAGTAGGAGAATCTCATTATAGAGATGAAGTAGAAAATTGGGATTTAATTTCAAAAAATTTTGATGGTGGGTTTGTATTAAGAGAGTTTTATGATTATAAATTATCTTATGATCCTTCTAAAGAATCAATATCTTTTAGTCATTATGAAATGCTAGAAAAAGAATGTCACAAAATTTATTCAAAAAATGAAATTGGTTACGAAGGTAAATTAAATTACGTATTAAATAAAAGAAAAGATAGCTATCCTTCTCTTGGAGATTTTGCAGATGCTTTTGTTAAAATGCAAAACGGCGATAATTCTCAAATGAATTCTTATGTAGCATCTTGCTTGGAAGTTAAAGCAAATAATCCCAAGCCAATTGCCCCAATAGTCGAGCCAGTAGTTGAACCAATAGTTGAGCCAATAGTTGAGCCAATAGTTGAACCAATAGTTGAGCCAATAGTTGAGCCAGTAATTGAGACAGCTTCGGAAGTTTAAACTTTACTATTTCTTAATATACTAGCAACATAATAGTTTACTTGATGATTTTCTGCAATTTCTAAAACTTCATTTACAATTTCTTTATTTTTATCAATTGGGTTCTCAACATAGCTAGCTGCAGTTTGCATCCATTTATCTGAATCTTCATTAGACACTATCATCTTAGATATATCGTCTACAATTGTCTTTTGTTGTTTATTTAATTTTTTTATTTTAAACTTTTCTTTAATTAAATTTGATACATGATTCTCTAATGTTGATGCAAGAGCAAAATTTTCAGTCACTTTTTTAGAACTAAACTCTGCTTTTGATTGTCTACCAGTTCCTATTGGACTAACATTTTTCGTAGTCTGTGGAGTTCCAGTGCCAGTTGGCCTACCAGTTTGAGGTTGACTTCCACCAACAACAGGCACATAGTATCCTTGATCTCTTAATTCTTTATATTTCTTTTGACTTTCTAAAGAGCTCCCTGGATCAGGCAAGCGACCAGTTTCAATAGCTAACAATCCTTCTTCTGGAGTTAATACACCAAGTTCCATAAGACGATTATAAATTCTAGAATATTGGATATCATCTTTGAGGTCAATATCCTCAAAATAAGGAGTAGGATAATTTTTAAATCCTAGACTCTTACTGATGCGAACAATTTCTGGGAAAAGAAATTCACGGATAAAAGCTTCTCTAGCTTGTTTTAATCTTTCAATAAATACTTGGACTTTGATACTTTGATTAGCAAACTTTTCACTACCAATTAAAATGTTATTTAGACCAATTTGAATATCTCTATCAATGACTTCGTATTTTTTAGGATCAAGTATATCAGCAATAGCTGGAATAACAAATTCAGCTTTTGTTGTATAGTCTGCTATTAGAACTCTACCAACGCTTTCATTTTGAAATAGTCCTTGCATAGCTTCTAAATTTTTTTGATTAACTCCGCCTTTTTCTGGATCATTTCCCATGGTAACAAGTAAGATAGCTTGTTGAGTTGTTCTTGTTATAGCCATATCCATTTTACGCATCTCAGCTTTAGCATTGATATCTTCAAGAACTGGATAGCCCATTGGTACAGAAAATGGTTCATAATCTTGTTTCTTGTAGAAAACAGCTACTAATCTTGCTGTATCAAGAGGCATAATAGCAGAATTAGCTTTCTTTTGTATATTTTGTTTTACTTCTTCAGTTAAGGAGTTATATACTTCTTTATCTTCTTCTGTTCTTGGATTTCTAAGTCTTTCTAATTCATAGTCACTTAAGACTTTATAAAATGAGTTAGAAACAAAACTTATATTTCCACCGATTTGCACATCTGCAGGATTAATGATAATATACCTAGAAGGAAGAGTAACAGATGCAGCTTTGCTAATTCCAAATGTCTGAGTTATTTTAATTAAATCATCTTGTTTTATGCTAGTATCAAATCGGTATATAAATACATTTCCTGATCTGTAATACTCTCTAAAAAATTTGTCTTGAAAGCTCCAAAGGTTAATTTTATCAAACAGAGCCTCAAAGAAATCACGGCTTTTTTTACTTCCATTCTTAAAATATATCTTACTTGAACTAAACTCAGTCATTAGATCTATAGTATTTCTAAAGATAGCAAAATTATAATAGCACTTTTGGCATAGTATAACAGCATCCCTAACATCCATATTAGAAGAACTATGAATATTAGAAGTGGATCTATTAAAAGGTATTAAACCATTAGATATATTAGCGTATTTGTCTGTACGCTCTATTGTAGCGGCTCTATTTCTTCGACTTTTATCAGAAGCTTTAGCTTCTTTTAAACCACCCAAAGCCATTAAAGGTTCGGAGTCTGTGGTGCTGAAGTTTGTTATTTTTTCGTCTTTTTTGATATTTTTAGCCATTTTTAATGATTTTTAGATATTACACCTATTTTAACATTATAGGAGTAAATGTCTCATTTTCTAATTTATTCTCTACTTTAATTAAATCAAAATATATCTTACTAGCCCAATTACCTAGCATAAGAGCTGTATATCTATCTTTTCTTGCTCTAGTAGCACTAGTGTTTCTTTTTAAATGTTGAGGTAAATCAAAAGATTGAAGTCCTCGACTTGTGCTTTTTATTTCTATTAAACTACATTCTTTCTTTGTGCCGTATATCATATCATCTTGATTCTCAACAAAATCAATTAAATTATCAAATCCAGTGTTTTCTATATTAATATTATGACCAGTTACTCTTCCAAAAGAGTCTCCATTTGCAGATATACGACTAGCAAACCATATTTTCTTATGGTCTATACTTGCTTGAAGGTATTCGTTACCTTTACGAATAAATTCTGTAGTAAACACTTGTTTGAAACATATTCTTTTAGTTTCTTTATTAAATTGTCTTTTTGCATCCTTTAGCATTAGATCATATTCTGTTCCTTCTGCATCCGAATTAACATCAAAAAATTTAAGATCAATGTTTGATTTTTTAAATAATTCATTTTCATTTGCTGAGTCGATGAATTGATATCCAGCATTGTCAATAATGATCATTTCTACATTAAAATTAGTTATTAAATAATGAAAATATAAAATATGATCTTTAAGGTCTCCGCCTGCAACTGCATAAGAATGAACTATAGTTGCATCTTTTTTCTCTTCATCTACTTCAAGTACGCTCATAGCAAAATAATCAGAACTTGGGCTATTACTAAAGCTTGGATCAATAGCTATTATATATTTCTTGTCTTTGTCTCCATATATTTTAGAGGTAGGAGATTCGCCATCGGGTATAGTACATTCATGCATTTTTTTTGCTGAAAAATAACTATCACTACCATCTGTAAATTGAGCGCAGTATTCTCTTAAAAATCCACTATGACTTAATCCACCAGCTTGAGCTTCTTCTATGATAGTCTTATCGATCATTTCTTCTGGCAATGAATCATATCCCATTTGGCTAACAAAATATGTAGCATCTTTTACTTTATCTTCAGAGTAGATATTTGATATCCATTCTTTATAAGTTCTATATAAATTTTCAAATGTATAGCTTGCAGAAGACAAGGCTATCATTTTAGATTTATTTGGAAAAACCATTCTATCTTCATGCTTCATCAATCCTTCAGAGATAAGCTTATCCTCCATCTCTCTTATTTGAATTCTTTCTTTCATATTCTGTGGGGCGACTAAGAATGGCATAAGTACATTCTTAATTATGTCTTCTGGTATAAGCAGAAACTCATCCAGGACTAGAACATTTGCTCTGAAACCTCGAACTTTTTCACCATTCAAAGGTATGGCTACTATGTTTCCACCATTAATTTCCCATTCAAATAAATCATTTCTTTTGCTTTTAACTCCAAAAGCTTGTTGTAATAATTGAGCTTCTTTGCTATTTACTATTTTTTCAAGATTAGTAAAGATGTTTCTTGCTGTTCTGAATGTAGGGCCAGCTATTAAAATTTTAGAATTAGGTTCAAAAATGCATTGCAAAAAACAATACACACTAGCTATGAAACTTTTTCCACAACCTCGACCAAAGATGCACATATTGAAATTACGATTAAAAAATGCTTTTAAAGTTATTTCTTGATATGGAGCTAGTTTAATACCACTTATCAATTCAGTTGTTAATCCTAAATTTGCTCTTAAGAATTTTGTTAAACTTATTCTAGCTTCCTTGTCCATCATTGGACCCTCAATTTTCAATAGCTCTTTGTTAATATCTACTAAATCAGGTCTATCATATTTACTTGGAGAATGCCACATATTAAATTATACCTAAATCAACTAATAGTTGTAAATCATATTTTTTTGAAAAACAATTACCAGTTAATATTTTAATAAGCAGTTCTGAAGCCTTTTTTCTACCATCAGTAAATACAAATTGAATATTGTCATATTTTTGGGATAATTCTCTTACTCTATGGAATATAAACTCTGGGGTGGCTTTTATCTTTTTAGATATATGAGGCAAATAATTAAATGAAAGTGCATCATTGATAGACTCCTCAATAAGTATAACTAAATAGTAATTAGCGTTTTTAGCCCTTTCTATTTCATTATTAAATCGATCATAACCAGCACTCATAGTACCGATGAAGTCTGAAAGATTCTTTCTTTCTATAGCAGTGAAACAACATCTTTCTAAATCATTCAATGTATAATCTCCAAAATCTAATTTTGCCACTTGTTGCTGATATTTAAATCTAAGAGGATTCTGCTCTCTTGTATCGACCATTATTTGATGATTTTCTGATTCTTCAAATTTAAACTCTTCACCTTCGTAGTTAGAGAATTTATTTTTAAGTCCAATTTTATCACATATATTATAATAATTTAATTTGTATTTATTAAAAGTCACTATTGAGGGCATTATTGTAGAGCGTAATTCGACTTGAGTAGGAGAAAAAATTAGATTCTTAGATTCTTTTCTTTTGATAAGCATATTTGTTAAAAAGTTTTCTAATGCACCGAACTCTAGATGTTTAATATATGCTTTTAGATTATTTTTATTATTGAAATCGTCAATAAAATACTGATCTTTATTTTTAAAATTTATCATTTCACCAGTATATAGATCATATCTGGCGTAATGTTTTTGATAATATTCTGCTGTGCTTATTTTATGCGCTCTTAAGTGCAGATGTAAAATTTTATCTGCATTAAAAAGTTCATTACATATTTTACATTCTACTTGCATACTTTACCCATTCAAGACTTCGTTTATAGATATGCCCATAATCCTAGCTTTAATTTCATCTATCGTACTAAGTCTTTCAATCTCTTTAGTTAGCAATTCTTTTCTCATCTCTGCCAGTTTTAGCATCTCCTTCCTACTCTCCTCTTCTTTCCATAGCTCTACAAGATTTAATATTGAAGCATTTTCTTTTACTTGTTTACTTAATCTATCGCTTCTTTTAACTTTTAGATCTTGAAGTAATTTTTGCTGTCTGCCAACAGATTGATTATATTCATTCCTAGAAGTACTAATAGCTTCTACTAATGACATAGATATTTTTTCTCCAGCTTGAACTGCTTCATCCATTTGAATTTGCAGGATGGCAATAGTTTCTTGTATATTAGAAGATATAATTACTTCAGTTGAAAGTACAATATATTGATCTACTTCTTCTTGAGTTAAATCATTCTTGTCATAAGTATACCTGATGAAACTACTTTCAAAAAGTTCTCGTTCTTGCTCATCTTGGTAAGTATTAATTTGATGCAAAAAACGATAAGTATGTAGATATCCTATTAGAGATTGTACGTCTCTCTTTTGTTTGCCAGTCAATTTACTTTCGTCTAATCCTTCGTGGACATATTTATTAACTCTAGATAAACATCTATTAAATGTAGCTGGGGGTTTATAGTTGCCTTCTGGAACATCATTTGGATCAGCATATACAATTTTTGTATCTAAAGTCTTGATATGCTCTGATACAGTCCTAGTCTCTTGATTTAAATTAGTTAATTGATTATTTTTAAAAATGATTCTTGCTATTTCTACAGAAGTCATAGTAGAGCAACTATGGCTAATGTATTCCTTTTGTTCTTCAGTTAATTCAATTAGTCCTTTCGCTTCGTATTCATGACTTTTTTTAGGAATTATTTGTCTAGAGGAAAGGTATATTTTGATAGCTTTACCTTGCTGACTTCTGCCGTCTAAACCTTCACCAAATATTAGTTTAGTAAGCTCGGCTAAAGATGGTGGATTGGTTTTTCTAGAATTCCACTCTTCTAAAATCTGTTTCTTCTGATTATCTGTTAATTCTAAATCATTCATAGTATGTCTATATCATCACTGTAAAGATATTTTTTAACTTTGATCATTATTGATTTTTTAATATTTTGAACTTGTTTATACCCTGGAGCTCTATTTTTTTCGTTAGTTTTATATCCCATACTACTAGCGACTTGTTCTTCATCTTTGTGATCAATATAAAGCAATTTATATACCTTCCACTCAGCAGGTTTTAAAACTTGTTGCATCTTCTTGTGGACATTTTTAGCACTTTTTTCAATATCAATTTTAAAGTCTTGCATTTCATGAACTTCTTGAGTATGATTTTCTAAAGCTAATGGCAACTTTGTATCATGGGCATTCTTTTTATTTTTTTCCCAAGCAGCATATAGTGGACAAGTATTGCATTGTTTTCCATATATATTACAATTGTCTTCATCTTCTGCTGCGGCGCATTTTAAGCAAGGTCTAGAATAATTACCATAATTATTTCTAATCAAATTTTTAATTTGATTGCTGACTATCCGATTAATCCAAGGAGCAAGAGGTTGTTCCTGATCATACATCTTCCATTTTTTATGAATGTGTATTCTTAATATCTGAGCGACATCATCAAAATCCATCCAAGCAAGCGAAGTCAAACTCCATTTATGTTTTCTTTTGTAGATTTCTACATTAATTTCACTAAATCTTTCTTCAAATATAGATTTTTTCACGTATCATCTTCATCATTATCGGTATTGTCATCGTTTTCATCACTTTGACTACCTCTTCTTAAAGTACCAGCCTCTTTTTGAAATTGTCTAAGGAATTCTTCTTTAGTCAAACTCGAGTCATCTATATTTCTTTCAAATATTGACTTCTTTTCTCCTTTAGCTAAATCTTTTAACTTGTATCCTTTAGGCTTATCTATTTGGATATCCCAATTTAAATTAGATATAGAAGGTTTTTGAATGATTTCTATTTCTGGTTCGAACTTAATATTAGTTTGAGTTGATTTACCAGTACTCAAATTGCATCCACATTTAGTGCAAAAATTAGGTTTGACTTCTAGATACTGTATCGAATTTCCACATGAACTACAATATGTTTTTAGCATATTTTCATTATATGCTTTAAATATATTTTTTTCTAAATATTAATGAACCTCTTCGAACTTCTCAATTATATAAGCCAGAATATCATTTCTCATGATATCATCTGTTCCAAATTTAAAAGTCACTATTCCCTTGTTTTTACTTTTTTCATCATCAAAAAGTTTATATATTCTTTCAAATCCACTATTCTTAATATCCGATTGACGAATATCTCCAATAAATATTAATTTACTAAATTTACCCATTCTAGTGCTAACTAACAAAAGATCATGAATACTCAAATTTTGAGCTTCATCACATATAATATAACTAGCATTAATACTAAGTCCTCTTAAGAATCCTAATGGAAGACCTTTGACTCTCTCTTGTTTTAATAATAACTCTGCTTGACCTTTAGGGAGCAATTCATGAAGTTTATCCATTAAAGGTTGCAAATATGGATCTAATTTTTCATGAAGATCACCTTTTAAAAATCCTAGATTATGAGTGCTACTTTCAACAGGGTTACGAATATAGAAGATCTCTCCTACCTTCTTATTATTAATTGCATGAAGAGCGCAATAAACGCTTAATAAACTTTTAGCTGTTCCTGCTGGACCTTTACAGAATACCATCTTAGTAGATTTATCTTGTAGAATTTGAATGAATTTTTTTTGATTTTCAGTCCAATTAAGATCTCTAATATTCAGGGGTTGTTGAATTTTATCTCTTTGAGGAACTACTGGCGACTTGTCCTCTTTTTGTTCTTTTCTATGCTTTTTAGACATGAGGTTTTCACAACTATTTACACCATATTTTAAATTAAGTGTAAATAAATTAGTCGTGGCATACTTAAACGCTAACATACCTCCGATAGAATGTTTTGTTAGAGGAAACTATTTGAGAAATCAAGAAGATAGTTTTGAAAAAAGGTATAAGTGCCTAATCTTTGGTGTTACTAGTTTGCCTAGCCAAGCTCCGCTTTTTAATTTTCTTATGGAAGATGGTGGCATTTGGTGGCATGCTCCTATTAGTGCTTTTTGTTCTAAAGAAGATGCACCAGATATGGAGTTAAATGAATTAGAGCTTTGGGATAGTTTTAGTTATCATATATCTGTAACTACTTTTTATTTATTAGAAAATAAAGTTATTAAATATACTGGAAGGTCTGGAGAACAGTATCGTGGCCGTTATCTTTTTACATTAGATTGGGCTCATAGCGATTATAATGAAATGAATTTTGGATTTAGCCAAAAGCCCGATCAACATAAAGCTGGACATGTTATAGAACTAGATAATGGAAATTTTGCAATACAACCAAACAATAGGTTAAAAGTATTCGATCCAAGCTTCGCTACAAAACCAAATGAAGTATTGTTGCAAAGAAAAATAAATAGTCATATCTATACTGCAGAAAATAGTCCCAAATGGATTACAGAAGACAATAATAACTATGATTATAAAGTAAAGGAAACGTAAAATGAAAAAAGAGATCAAAGTAACAAATAAAAATATTCAAGAAGGGTCACTAGCTGATCCTCAAGGATGCGCTATAGCAATGTCACTGAAGGCTAGTATTAGGAATCTAGATGGAGTTTCTGTATTAGCTGATCAGATTAAGATATTTTTAAAGAATGGTAAATCTTATTCCGCTATAATGCCAACAGAAGGAACGAAATTTATAAAAAGGTTCGATAGAGTTCAGCCAGTAAATCCGCTAAAACTTAAATTAGAATTCGTTTAATTTTAAATAAACGTTTTTAATTAGTCTTTGAACATCTCAGGATGTTTCTTCCCTTTTCGTTTCTTGCTCCACTCTTTCCAATACTTCTGCTTTACGGGGTCTTTACCACCATGAATCTTCTTACGGGCTTCGGATAATTCTTTACTTTGGTCAAATAGATCACCCATAGTACCCTTTTTATTGCCAGTCATTTCAGCGAACTTTTTAGAGTCCATTGAACCATCCATTTTAGTATCAACTCCCATTTGAGGGACAGTATACATTCTGTTCCATTTTATATTATTTTCATCAACATACTCATGTTTATCATGTATGCTTTGAATAATACTTATTACTTTTTCTGAAACTGGATGCTGATATAAGTATTCTGGCATTATAGATGAGATAGTATTGAATCTACCATCTTCTCATATGTAAATTTCTTTTGTAAGGCTAAACCAGATTGATTAATTTTATTACTTTTTACTCTGCTTATTGCAGTATCACAAGCTTTTAAAAACTCATTATGATCAAAATCAAAAATGTTACCTTGATTATACATAGAACCTTTTTTAAAGAAAGCTCCATCATATGCTTCTGCCTTACCGCTAGGACTTACTAATGTAGAGTTATCCTGATCTGCCCACCCTTTATAAGCGTGGGCATTTAAAATTACAGAATGCTTGCCTAAACACAAACTAGTAAACTCTGGTAAGCCCCAACCTTCTGCACCGCTCATACCAATAACAATATCTGAACTATTAAGATAGTCATTATAGATGCTATTAGTAGGCATAAAACCCAAAAAGTTAATATTAAAATATTTCTTATTATCGAGAATATCTAAAATTAATTTTTGCTGATCTTCTTGTTTAATAAAATGATTAAATACAGCACAATTTAAATAATAGTCTTTGTTATTTCCATACTTCATTGCCCAAGCTTTAATAATCTTTGCATGATGTTTTCTTCTCTCTAATTTACCAACAACATTAAATGTTATTCTATCGTTTAAAACTTTAGCACTTTCCTTAACTGAGAAGCTATGAGAATCAAATGCTAGTGGAAGATAATCCACATTATTTAATCCTACATCTTTAAATACATTCTTTGAATACTCAGATGAGACAAGAACCTTATCGTTATTTTTGATAATATTGATCTCTTCAGATGTTGGAGAATCTAGTTCGTAAAAAGTCAACAGAACTTGTTTGTTGCTATAACTTTCTAACGACCCATTCAAATGCCACAATTTAAATATTGGATTTGATCTTTTATGATACTTTATTGCTTTATCAGCGCCAGTTTGAATCCATTTATTAAAATCTGAGTCTGTGCTGTAAACGCTTAAGTCTGCTTGAGAACCAATAAGGAATAGGCAAGGTTCCAGTTTTCTCTTATAGATTTCTCTTAAGATACCTACTGAAACCTGCCCAAAACTTACTGCATTAACAGGTAAGTGTAATGCAAATTCTTTACTCACAGAATATCTTCGTCTTCAGATGCAGCAGTTACAACAGCTACTTTTTTAGTCGTTGCTACTGGAGCACTTTTAGTTACTTCGACTGACTTATTTTCACCATTCTTCTTTGGTTCAGATAAATATACTCTGAAATCTGGAGCCTTTTCGTTGTCTTTTTTGTTCTTGTTAGAGAACACAACTACTTTCACCTCTTTTTGAGTACCGAATTCATCAACCTTAATATATCCACTTAGATATGTTTGTGTTGCACTCTTCCTCTTCCAGAGAGCACCAAGCTCTAGCTTTGACCAATCAGTTTTATTATTTGTTTCACTCATTTTGTTTTTAGTATCTCCTTATTTTTATATTTTATCAAACAAATCCTTACTTGTCAACTTATTTTTTAATATTTGTACGCCTTTATTATGAAGATTAATTGCATTTTGGGTGCTCATGTTCAATTTTTTAGCAATTTTAGTCCAAGTCTGACTAGAAGGATCTTGAAAGTATCTCATATTAAATATTTCATATATCCTTTGATCTTTAATCTGCTCTAATAAAGATACCATATAGTCCTTTAAATCATCTAGTTTGCTATTAACTTGAGAATGAGAGCTTCGATCTATTAAAAATATTATATCTTTTTGGTCTAAGTATATTAAATCTTCTTTCTTATTTATCGTATTTAAGCACTGATATCTAATCTGATTTCCTAACCAAGTTGAAAATTTTACTTTTTTACTTGGTTTAAAAGACATAGCAGTTTTATATACTACATAGTCTTTTTGTTGATATACTTCATTTAAATCAATATTCTTAACATTAAAAGACGGAACATATTTTTTGTATATCTTATAGCACAATGGAGTATGTCTTTTTATGAGAAGGCACAGGCTCTCCTCGCAATTGGTTTTTTGCACTCTTTTAATTAAATATCCGTCAGGTTTACTTTCTAAATTTATCATAATATTTTATAAATCCTTTCACGATTTCGTTTAAATTTTCATCTTCAGATGCGATATGATTAGAATCTACAGTATTCCATTGGATAGAGTAATCTGCTTTGCTCCTTAACTTTTCATTGTTAATAGACTCTTCTTCATTAGCTGGAGGGATTTCATCATTACCAAACATTCTGGTGACATGAACCATTACTCCATTGTTATCATTTTTAAGCCAATGAAATTCATCTTTTGGATAAATATCATATCTTATATCTGTTATAACTGGAATTTTATCTGCTCTTAAGATTTCATTAATTTTCTTTTGAGCCAAGCAAGTCCAATATGCTCCTTCAGTTTGATGTCTTTTAATCTTACCATATTCAACCATTAATCCACGAATTAAGCTTTTTTCTTTAGTCTCATCTGTGAATATGGATATACCGATTTTAGATTTAACAAAATCATCTAAGTCTTTTTTAAGTTCGAAAGCTAGAGCAACTTGTTCTACTTCTGGTATATATTTTTGAAGTATATTAAAAAAAGTATCTTTACCTGATCTAGCGCATCCTGCTACGCCAATTATTTTATTTTGCATTACGGAATTATAATTTATTTTAAATTAGAAGTCAAGAATCTTCTTTTTTAGAAGTCTTTAAACTAGCTAAAAATACCAAATTTCTTATGTCCTTTTCAGAGATGAACCTAGCATCACAATAATCTTTTTGATCTTTGATTTGGTCACAGAAGTCGTTAATCACTTTAGCAATAAGACTCGAAGTGAATCCGCTAATAGTGACATTTTGATCATAGGAGTTTAAGGGCTTTTTTAAAATATATACTTTTTTCTTACCTACTTGATGGCTTTTTAATAATTCGCTCTTTTCAAGATCATCTAAAGCCAAAATAAAGGCAATTTTAGTTGACTCTGGATTCTCGGATAAAATGATTAAATCTTGATAGTTTTCTTCGAATGAAAAGAAAGTATTTTTTGAGAAATACTCTAATAGTTTATTGCTAGCCTCGGTGATAGTCACATATTTATTATATAAAACAAAACTTGTTTTTTCTATAAATCTTATGTATAATTATAAATTATGACAATGAGTGTTATTTTAGGGATACTAATTTTTATAGCTATGTCAATTAAAAATAAATGAATCGTATATCTTTTGAAGATATGGCCATGAGCATAGCCAAGGTAGTTAAAGAAAGATCCGAAGATCTACATAAAAAAGTAGGAGTTTGCATACTAGACAATCAGGGAAGAGTATTAAGCGTAGGCTACAATGGGATAAAACCTAAAGTCGAAAAGAACGATAGCTTTTGGTTAGATAGAGATAATCGTAGAAAATATGTAATACATGCAGAAGCCAACGCTTTATCTTCTATTACAAGGTCTAGTAATCCATTTATTTTAGCATCTACGCTTTTGCCATGTGCAAGTTGTGCCATCAACATATGCTCTTATGGTATTAAAAAAGTATTATATATTGAAGATTATGTAAATGATCAATCAGCATATGACATATTAAAATTTCACGAAGTAGAATTAATTAAATATGAGTCAAATTGTTAAATTTAATTCTCTTCACAGCAAAGGGGTCAAACCAGTAGAAGAATATAAAAACTCTATATATAGTATATTTAGCGGAGAAAGATGTTACGTTATGCCAGGAGAAAGAAAACCTATAAAGACTTTTCTTGAAGTGCAAATTCCTGAAGGATATTTTGGAATAATCTTACCAAGAAAAGACAATTATATAAGAAATGGCCTGTGTCCTTTCCAAGAAATTATCTTACCTCAAGATAAAAAAGAGTTGCTATTAATGGTAACTAATGTTAATATTCCTAAGAGCCCATTTATGATGACAGACAACGAAAGATTTTTAGGAGAAAGGTCCAAGATTGATATCTATGTAGGAGACAAGATAGCCAATATTATACTAATTCCTATAACTTCTTTTACTTTTAACTAAATTATGAAATATATTATTATAATCCTATCATTACTTAGTTCTTTGGGCTTCGCTCAAAGACAAGAAGCTACCATAACTAGGACTTTTGGAACAAATAGCGTTTATCCTAGACAGTTTCCATCTTCGACTATTAGAAAAATGAACGATAACGAGTATTGGCTTTACGACAGTTTAAGTACTAATACGATTTTTCATAGAATTTTTCCCACATATATAGTGCGCAAACAAAATACATATACATCTTCTCAACAATGGGGAGTCTATAGAGCCCTTGGAACAAATAGTGTTTATCCTAATCAATTTCCAGATAGATACATATCTGATTTAAATTGGAGAAGCGAGACTAAAGATTATTCTTACACAAAAGATCAAAGTCAATCAAGAGTGAAATTTCAAACAAGCACTACTTATTCACAACCAAAGCAAAACATTAGTAGTCCTTACGAGATGAATGCAAATTCTAGTTATACATATAGCAAGAGCTTAAGATCAGATCGTAAGTCCTCGTATTCTGCAGAAAGTCCAGAGTAATGATCGAAGCATTTTTAATCTCTTTCTTAAATGTATTTGCCCTTTTAATATGGTTTCAGTCTAATGCTTTTGCAGAATACTTTAAATATTTCCCTATTATAAGAAATATTATTAGCTCTTATAATCTATCCATTAAGTCTGGTCTGAACACTACCTTCGTTAATTTTTTAGCTTTAAATTACGATTGTTTTTTTGTGAGATTAGTTACTTGTTTATTTTGTGTAAATTTTTGGGCATCAATTGTTACAAGTTTTTTTGTTGGTTATCAATTTTTTGCTTTGATTTATGTATCAAGTGTGATATACTATAAGCTAATAAATATATTAACTAAATATGAGCGAATTTAATCCAGAAAAAGACATTCTTCTTATAGAAAATCATTGGGAGTTTGTAGTAATGATAAACTCTTATACTTTGAAAGGAAATGATGGTCAGTTTCCTATTTATGCAGATTTTTATCAAAAAGTAGGTAAAGATCCAACTTGTCCTTGCAATAAAAATCATATATCTTATCTAAATAATATTAGAGACAATTTAAATAAATTCCTGCTTCCAGAAGAGATAACAAAAATTAAAGAGCGAGAGGAAGCTAAAATCATTCATGTTAAGAAAACAGACGGATCAATTTTAGAATTTTAATATGAAGATTCAAATAGACGCTGGACTAGGATATGACGACATATGTTTGCTGCCAAACTTTTCTGATATATCATCAAGGAAACAAGTCAGCACGATCACTAAAATTTCTAAAAATAAATATATAGATATTCCAATTATATTGTCTCCAATGGACACAGTTTCATCTGTCAAATCTTGCATTAAGATGAATAAGATTGGAGCAGCAGGAGTTCTTCATAGATTTATGAAGGTAGAAGATCAAACTATAAAAGCTAAAAAAATCAAAGATGAGAGTGGATTTTGTATATCCGCCATAGGATTAAAAGATTGTGAATATAGGTTGAGTTTGTTGAACATGTATACTGATGTATTTTTTTTAGATACAGCAAATGGTCTTGCAAAAAGCGTAGAAGATTTTTTAATTTGGTACAAGCAATCCAATTACAAACAGGATATTATAGTAGGAAACACATTAACTAAATCTAGTGTTTATAGATTGGCTAACTTAAAGGCGGACGGCTTTAGGCATTTAATTGGTCCAGGAAGTATGTGCTTGACGCAGATCAAGACTGGCATTGGATGTCCTAGTGTCACAGGATTATCTTATGCTTGGGAGGCTATAAGAAATTATCAATTAGCAAATGCAGATCATTTTCGTCAAGAAAATCCTAAAGAAGAAAATAGGCCTAGTATTCTTGCTGATGGTGGAATAAGAAATCCCAGAGATTTAGTAAAAGCTATAGCTAGTGGAGCAGACGGAGTTATCTGTGGTAGAATTTTTGCTGGTTTAGCAGACGTAGTAGACGAAGAAAATATTATAGAAAAGAACGGTGAATTATTCGCTTCATATCGAGGCATGGCAAGTAAAGATGTAGTCGAAGATTATGAACTTTACGATGGAAGCAAAAAGAATCTATTTATCGAAGGAGACAAGGTAATGATACCTTTAACAAAAGACAAGACAATCGAAGACGTAGTTTATGATTATGCGAATGGTTTAAGAAGCGCAATGAGTTATCTTGGATTTAGAACCGTAGAAGAAATGCGTGGAGGAATTTGGGAGAATAAAATAAAAGTCATATCTCCTACGGCGAATAATATGTACGAAGCTTTTGCTCATGGAAAACAATTATGATTGGCATAGATATAGTAGATATTAAAAGATTCAAGACAAAGAATAAATCTTTTTTTAATAAGATTTTTTCTAAAAAAGAAATATCTGAAACTAATAAATTTAATCTACATCAGAAATTAGCTGGTAAATGGGCGGCAAAAGAAGCAGCTTACAAAGCTGGCATCTTATACAGCAATAAAGAAATAGAAATTTTAACAGAAAACTTCAAACCACTGATATATATTAAAGGCAAAAAAAGTAACGCTATGCTTTCAATAAGTCACGAAAAAGATTACGCTACAGCTATAGTTTTTCAAAAATAAAATTACAGATGAACACGGATATTTTAATATTTTCTGACGTTCATTTAGGGTGCAAAGATTCTCATCCAGAAAAATTACTAAAGGTTTTAAAGAAGATTAAAGCAAATAAAATAATTATTGCTGGAGATCTTTTTGATCATCATAATCTACATAGATTAAAAAAAGAACACTGGAAAGTGTTGTCTAAACTGAGAAAATTATCGAAAAAATGTAAGATAATATACTTAATTGGGAATCACTGTTTTCTAAAAGCAGAGTTTATGAGCGCGCTACTTGGATTTAAATGCCAAAATAGCATTGATCTTAAATATAATGACGATAAAATTCTAGTAGTTCATGGAGATATATTTGATATATACTTTACTAAATACAAATCTATAACAAATTTTCTGGTGAAAGCTTATTACATTCTTAGAAAGATTACTCCTTATGCTCACAATCTTTTTAAAATGTTCAAAAAAAAGACAAACAGTTTTGTAGAAAAAAGTTCAGATACTAAAAATAACGCTCTAAAATATATTAAACTGAATAATTATTCTAAAGTCATATGTGGACATACTCATATAGCCGAAATTTCAGATACTTATATAAACTGTGGCAGTTTTTGCGAAGATGTATGTAGTTATGTTACTATAGATAAAAAAGGCAATATAAATTTAGTTCTACATAGAAATAATTAATGATTAATCATGTAGACATTATCTTTGGTTTATGTTGGGGAGACGAGGGCAAAGGTAAAATTTGTAATGCATTATCAAGTAATTACGATTATGTATGCAGATGGAATGGTGGTCCAAATGCAGGACACACAGTATACTTAAATGGCAAGAAATACAAAACTCATTTAATTCCTTCTGGAATTTTTCATAATAAGAAATCAATCATTGGACCAAATTGCGTTGTAAATATTGATAAATTTTTTGACGAGATAGAGTATCTTAATAAAGAAGGATTTGATACTTCGTTAATTAAAGTTAGTCCAAAAGCTCATATCATTACTGAAAGACATATTCAGTATGATCTTAAATTTTTGAAACCTAAACTAGGAACAACTGGTCAAGGAATCGCTCCAGCATATGC